CCTCGGCAAAAGTAATGTTCCCTCCTAATGGTACATAAAGATTTTTCTTTCAAAGATTTTCTCATGCGAGCTAGCTCAAGCAGATTTTCTCATTTGAAATTTTTCTCATTTACTTCACATTAGAATTCGCTTGAAAGCCGGTTGTCTTAGTGCACAACATTTCTTTCTGCATTTTATTTTTATCCTTGGGTTGCTATCCCCAAGTGGTGTCTTGTATTTATACACACATACACTTAGTGTTGTTACGCGTTCCGTAACAGAAGATCTACTCCTACTAGTCAATTAATCACGAGTACCATGATTAAAAGCCAAACATTTAAACTTCCAAGGTAGTGGTCTTGAACCACATTTACGTACCTTTGCCTTCTTCTAAGGTCTTAAGCTGCCTCAAACATCACGTTTCCACGGAAACCGAGTGTTCCTGCAGCACCTGTTGCTGTTGCAACAACTGTAATTGCATCTGTTCCATTACATGTAACAAAAGCAAAGACACTAATGGGCATATTTCCATTTGCAGGCATTGTTAATTCACCTGCTTGGACACCTGAAGTGTTAACATTGGTCCCATTCTTTCGAATTTCCAAAATTACTAACAATACTTCAGCACTTGTGTCAGTTGCATTTGCCCACACAAACACTTTATAATTTCCAACAGGTGGAACAAATGATCCGGATGTATTCACAATGTTACACCCATTTGTCATTACTGTTCCATCAAACAAAATTACCGTAGCGACTGTTGTTGTAAGTGCTTGATTACTATTCACCTGGAATTGACTCACAGATAAATTTGTTGGGGGAGTCGTTCCTTCCAAAACTGGAAGAAACAACTTCACTCGATATGCAACATGCAATTCCCCAACTTCTACATTGTTCACAATCCCTTGTGTAGCAACATGTAGATTTCCAACATCATAAGTTTTGATGTCAGCTGACCCTGGTAACAAACCTGGTCTAACGTAAAAACCACTAGTTAACCTCTTCAATTCTCTTCTTGGAATAATTAAACTAATATTTTCACTAGGCATTCCGTCCACATGTGGGCGAGTAGCCTCAATTTGAGTTTTTGTTGTTGGTGGTCCATCTGCTGCATCGGCATCAAAGGACATCATTACCTTTCCAACCTGCCCATTCGTGGCAAACTCTGAAACTTCTCTTTTGTAATAGAAGTCAAGTCTCTCAAATTGATATTTCTCAAAACGTGCGGCAATGGTTGATAACCATGGAAATGTCGTACTATTTCCAGGATTTACACTATAAGATGTAACATTGAAGTTAGGTTGCCCTGCAACTGTTACTGCTCCAATGAATTCATCTTGATCAATAACGATTTCTTTTCCCATTCCACCAAAATTTTGTGTGCGGCCTCGTCCAGCCAACTGACCAGACCTAAAGACCCCTCCTTGTCTTGAAGGGCGTGGACCTCTTTTCTTTTGTCCATTTCCTCCTGTTTTTCGAGTAGCTGAACCCTGTCGTTGCGCACGGGGTTTTCTGGGGGCTCGTTGCCTCCGCCCAGAATTTTTATTTTTGTTGTTTCCAACTGTTGACATATTCATTTGTCTTTTATTAGGCTTTATAATCTTTCTCGTTTTCCTAATAAATCCTTGAGCATACATTACCTCATTCTTTCCCATAAATAATTGAAATAATCTCAAGTCAGACAAAACCGTAGTTTTAGCTAAAATCCACGGTATATCATCTTTCATTGTCAAGTCATATCGCTCCAAAAGCCATGATATCAACTCTCGACAAAACTTTCGGAAGGGTATATCTGTCCACCCAACTGTAAGGAGTGCTCCTGCACGTTCCATAGTTGTTGCTGGTGTTAAATGCTCCTTCGGAGCATACAACAGTGTTGTTAATAACTTCTTCCTATCATAAACAGGTAATGCCTGTCCTTGTACAAAAATTGTCCTAGCAGAGAGAAAATCAAGCTCTTCTGCTGGACGGGGATCCAAACAATCAGTTGTTGTTGTAATCCCAATCCCTTTCCAAACTTCTATAACGCTTCGAGCATTATAGAATTCAACTGCTTCATCAGAAACAGTCCAGGTATTATCATCACCAACTAATACTTTTGCTGTATTGAATTCAAATTCCTCATAACTAGTTTGTGTTGGACATGTTTCTATCCATGCAAAAGCCAACAAAACATAAAGTATCAACGTATTATCATTAATTGTATTTGGTGACCCTGAGGGGTTTCCAGTTGTTTTCATTATTATTACCCCTGTTGGAGTAATCACTAATGTATTTACAAGATTTCTATAAAATACTTTAATCCTATGCAAATTTTCACATGTTTGATATTCAGGTGCTAACATTTGCCAACGAAACCATGCACAACCCCACATAAGGTAAGCTCTTAAAGAAGAATCAAATTGTGATTCATCTAGAGCAAAACCATGACGAAAAGCTTTTAATTTCAAATACAATTGGTTCCATTTTCCATAATATGGACTCATCCCAACTGCTGATGCAGTACACAAATGTGACGCATTCATCTTTTCATTCATATCAGCAAACAATCTATTTCCAACGACTGTTGCTTCTACTGAACAGGCTGTAAAAGTTCGAATTGCATTCTTCAAAATTTTATCTGCTGGTCTAACTTCTTCCTTCAATGAATTTGTTGACAGGAAGGTCCACCATTTATCCACTGCAGATAATTCCCACTGTTGTTCCAAGTATTCGCAAATTCCTTCGCACTCAGCAAATAATTCTTTCTTCTTTGGATATTTTGCATTAAAAGGTGCTCCAGAGGATGTAGTGGGATCTAATTTTGCAATCACTTCATCCTGTGATCTAATTACACTATTTCCCATATATGGTTGAAAATGACGTACTGTCCACTCCCATGCTCTGTTCATAGAGTTAACTTGTTGTGGTCCCATCCACAATAAGTCCTTTGCATACTTACTCATCGAGATGTAAGCTGCTTCCTCGTTGGGTTTCGGCAAACCCCATTCAGGAGGATGTTCAATTTTATTTACATCACAGTACATCTTAACCTGTGGATCCATAATTCGTTTATTATTATAACGTGGATGCCGATTAATTTGACCTACAATTGAAAAATAATTTTCATCCAAATATTCTTCATGCATTTCACTCACATAAGCATCTTGTGAAAACACATCAGCCCCACCCCCAATTGATTGAGGGTACTCCTTCAAAAGGAGTCTCTCAATTAAATATTCTGGGAGAGGGGGCTCAACTGAAAATCCAATCCTACATGGTCAGTTGAGGTATTTTGTTTTGCCAACTCAATAAACTGAGTGGTAATAGGTTCAAAACGACCAAAGTCTACCCCATTTCCATGGGTCCAAAAACCAACAATATTAGCATCTTTGTCTAACACTGGCGCAGTGCAATCACCACATCTGGTTTCTGCGTTACACCACCCAATCGGACTAGCAAATCCAACTATTGAGTCTGGTGTTTTCTTGGTTCCTGGTCCAAAGCCAAAAACCGTCACAATTGCAGCATCCTGTAAAACTTTAAACCGATTATTTTTAAAGTTTGAGGCTATACCTGGGACCTGGATTGCTACAACCTCATCATTCATAATTTTCACATTTTTCAATTTTAATTCTAAATTATGAACATGATTTCGGGCATAATATTTTCTTGTTGTATCTTCGCTTAAAACATGCATAACAACATACATCCATCCGCTAACAAGAGTTCCTGTACAAAGGTACTTCTCTTGATCGTCATAAATGCGGTAAACACCCATTGCTGATTCCTCAGCATTCCAAGACTGCTTTTTAAGTTTTCCTAATTCACTTAAAAATTTTTCCCTAGCTAGATTTGTCCAATCTAACACATCTTTAGCCTTGGCTTTGTAAATTCTCTTCTTTGATAAATTTACCTTCCGTCGAAAAACAGTATCATCTCCTAATGGAGGCATTTCTACTGTTTGAATAGTACTTGTTTCTTTTCGTGAGTACCCATGTCGATCGGCACGTTTTTCTCTTCTACGAGGACGCTCACGATCACCCCAATAAAATTCATCTTCATGAATTTTACCACCGACCCAACGACCATCACCTTCATCATCTTCCGGTGGTTGGGCATCAGCAAATTCATCATTATAATCCCCATAATATTGTGGTTCCTCACCTTCTTTATTATAGTCCGGATTGTTTTGATTTGCTCTCTTTCGACGTGAAAACTTGCCACCTCTGGCTTTAGTTTTACCTTTTCCTTGTGTATTTGCTTCCTTCTCCTCTTCACTAGTTTGGGGGTTGGAATATACAAGGAAAGCAAGAAAAACAGTTGTTGCAAACACAGTAACTTCAACTTTGTGATCACAACACCATTCATAACCCTCTTTTAAGTGTTTGCCAACACCATCCCAAGTGGGCCATGAATCCCACCAAGCATTATTCTCTTCCCGTGAATTCCACCAGGTGCTATCTGTTTCTTCTTTCTCAACATTACTTATTTTGCATTCTTCTTCAGCAGCTCTATCCTGAGCTTCTCTCATTTTGGGAATACACTCTTGTACAGTTTTTCCTCCAAATAAGGTATGGATAATTGATCTCACATTTTGAACACGACCTTGCGTATCAAAGGTGATTTCCTCATCATCATCAGAGGAAACATGACCCTTATCTAATTCATCAATAAAATCCATAAATTCAAAGAAGTTTGCATACACAACACCACGATACAAGATACTACCTTTATCTTCAATCCAAATACATCTAAATGCTGATTGAAAATTTTCCTTATTAATTAAGGTAGTACCACCTTTTACAATAATCTTGTAATGGTTTTCAAAATCCACTACCCAGTATTTTGCTGTTTGGCGTTTAGTTGTGTTACTAATGTCTTCTGCTGACCGACTATCAGAAAGGTTTTCTTTCTTACTCTCTTTCTGAACTTCTTGTTGGTATTTTTTCTTCACAGAATGTAAATCATCATACATATCTTTTTCTGCTTGTGTCTTCAGACCTTCTCTAAAATCTGAATCAGTTTCGGGTATATCCTCAAAATCTGCTTCGTCTTTCCACCACTTGCTTAAGAAATCTACAAGCCAAGTAGCATATGGAATTTGACGTAAAATATCCAACACAGGACGTATCATTTCTACTATCCTTTTCGAACCTAATATTGGTGCTAACAATATTAAACAAGCCGACAACAATCCTGTCAAGAACATACCTGCTCTATTGACATTTTGTCGGGCACCCTGTGGTTTCAAATTAAACAATCCTGACATTGTTCTTTGATTAGACCACATGGAAACAACACCTGCAATTATCCCAATTGCTGACAAACCTGTTGATACACATTGTACCATAAACCATTGTTCACGTGTCTTCTTCCATTCCACCTGTATGATGTTCAATATTCTTCCAAGAAAGGAATAAATTATTGATAATAGGAATATGTAATAAATCAAATTTGTTAAATTTCGAAATAACATATCCCACCACTGCGTACTTGCATTCAGCAGTTCAACATCACTTGCCGCATTACCTAATCCAAACAGTAAATATTGCATTAATATTATTGTTTTTGTACGTATTAAACTGTTGTTTAAGGTAACTGATTGATATCCTAACCAATCAAGACACACCATCCTAATGGGTGCCGGGTCTATGGTAATATCCAATTCTGTTACTACAGAAGGATTGTTTTTCTCAAAGTCAACAACTTGGTCGACTGTGACCATAGGGAGTCCAAACATGAACTCTCGTTTTGGAGTAGCTGAAAACCCAGCTCGAGCCTCCAAACTCAAGGTGGGGGTTTGTTGATTACCCTCAACAACAAGGGGGTCCGACCTTTCACCGCAGCCGTAAG